GTTTATCATCTGACAATAATTTATGCAAAGATAATCAAAAAAAAAGAACCCCTCCATTTCTGAAGGGGCCTTAGTCTTAGTCTTTAAGCTTGTTCTCAAGCATTGACATCAGCTCTATGCCATCATCCGTCTGGAAGAACGATGCCAGTACATGTACCGGTGAGTCTCCGAATGGTATGCTGAGTAGTTTCTTTTTGTTTGAAGGTAGGTTGAAATAGATATCTTTCCCCTTGTTCTTCAATATAAGTAGACCCTCACTAAGACAGTTAGACGCCAAGCTCTGTAGCTTCAACATAGGATCGTTAAGAGTGTCTAAGAAGTCCACAGGATTGTTGCGGGCATATAGACGTACGTCTCTCTTAAGCTCTGCTGTAGACATCTTATCTACATTAAGCGATAATGCAATACGACCGATGGTCTCAAGCATCTCTACGGTCAAGTCACGTGCAGCGACCTGAGCTTCAAGCTGTGCATCCAACACCTCCATGTCTTGGCTTGCATCTCTCTCATTATCGACCTCCTCAAAGATGGTTCCATTACCTGGGTGTAGAGACAAGAATTCCTGTAGTACAGGGTTTCTCTTTGGCACAAACAACATGCCGTCTTCAAACGCCACAGGCTCTAAGATAGCATTGCTATCCTGCTCATCCTCGAAAGGTGATTGCTGGTTTGTTGAATAACGAAGGGCGCGGTTGCGCTCACCGTCAAAGTATAGTAATGGTTTTCTACGAGAGTTTCGTGAGTTAAGGATAAAGACAATCGGTGCTGTCTTTCCTTTTAAACGGTAGGTTCTGTCCTTAAGGACTTCTTTTTTTTTCATTTTAATTTAATTTAAAGTTTATAATAAAAAGGTTAAGGGGCCACCAGTGTGACCCCCTCCCCCTTAAGTTTCATTCTTATTTGAATAAGAAGAAGTTGTTTGCACCTAAAGTACAAAGAGCACGCTCTGACAAGAAGTGAACTTCCATAGCGTCTAAGTCGCTGTTAGAAGCACCTCCTGAAGAACCAACGATCCAAGACTTCATCTTGCGATCTTCAGCTTCAGAGGCACGGTAACGTACGTGCAAGAATGGACGCTTAGCGTTTTTGCCCATGATTTGATCGTAAACAGTAGTAGATCCAGCAGGAACTAACACACCATCTACAGCACCACCAACAAGACCACCACGCATAGTAGCATCATTCAAGTATTTCCAGTCAGACTTGTAGAAGTCATACCCGCGACGGAATCCAGAGAAACCAAGGTTCAATGCCATATCAGTATCGTTGTCAAACAAACCGAAAGAAGCACCTGAAGAACCGAAGTTATTCTGAGCAGCCAATACGTCATCGATCTCGAAAGAAAGGGCACGGTTAACGAAAAGAACGTTCTCTTCGATAGCACCTTGCTTGTCTAAACGAGCAACAACGGCGTCGATATCATTCAAGTCAGCCAACGCACCAGTAGTAGTGTTACCACCATTTTCGATAGCGTAGAACAAACCTTCAGATCCTTTGTTACCAAGATCACCAGAAGCAAGGATAGCTCCAGAGTTAGCCTCAGCAGGAACAGCCTCGATCATAGCAGTCTCAAGGTAGTCCTCGAAACGTAGACGAGTTTCATGCTCAGACTTCAAGTACCAAAGGTAACCAGAAGCACCATTCTCAGTAGTAACCTCAACCCATCCGATCTGAGCCATGTCAGAACCAGCTACGCTGTACTTATCTTTGATGATGATTGGGTTATTCTCTTTGATGTCTCCTTCAGCCTCAAGAGCACCTTCCATTCCTTTAGATCCTTTCTTGAATTCAGAACCGTAGATGAATACATCTAAGTCAGTACCACTGTTATCTCCAGAAGACAAACCGTTTACAGCAGGAAGACCATCAGCGTCATAGATAGCGACAGTGATAGTGTTAGTAGCAGTAGCGGTTACGATTCCTTTGAAAGAAGCAGTAGCTCCAGAAGCTCCATCAGATACCATAACAGTCTGTCCTTTACGGATAGAGTGTCCAGTGATGTTGATCACAACAGTATCGTCAGTAGCTACAACAGCATCGTCAAGGGTTACACCCTCATACTTGATGTGTAGACGACCTTGCTCAGACCATTTGATCAAGTCAGAGTTGCAAGGCATTTCAGCTCCAACCAAACGAAGGAAAGAACTAACAGATCGGTTACCATAACGCTCGAATTCTTTTTCGTAAGTGTCAGGTAGGTATTGACTCAAAAAGTCAAAGTTACTAATGTAAGCACCAGGTAGTGTTACCTGGCTAGGAGCTGGAGTTAAACTCACGCTCCCACCTAATGTAAAAGCCATAATAAATGTTTTAAATAATTAACGTTTTCTAATCTTTAAACCACTCCCACTATCAGACTCTACCGCACGGATCTTAAACCCTTGATTCGCTGACATCTGTTGAGGTGTCGCTCGAACATCCATATCGATATTCTTTGATTTTTTGGTGACATCCCCTACAGCATCAGACTTACCCTTCTCATAAAAGTAAGCTGCCAGTTTATCTGGATTCATCGCCGCTGATAGCGCCTTATGGTATCCAACGTGATCAGAAATCATCCCGTTATCATCTAAATATTTAGAGATAAAGTTATTGATATCCGACTGAACCTCTCCAATTTCTTTTGCCTCTCCAGGACTAAAGACCATCTTTTGATCAGCGACGTTAAATTCAAAACCTTTGAACTCATCGTTAAACAACTCCCCTGTCTTCTTCTGAAAATACTCGAAACGTTTCTGATTCTCTTCTTGAATACTTTGTGATTGTGATATATATTCCTTGTAAGCATTGTAGGTTTCCAACTCCTCTTCATTGACAGGTGCAGACGCCGACTCGACGGGTACCTTATACGTCTCCTTTAGATCATTGAAGTACTTCTTTGCTTTAGCAAGTTCTCTTTTCTTTGCGATGTTCTTCTGCTTGGCTACAGCCTCGTCATCCAAGTCCTCATCGTATGCAAACTTTTCATCCATAAGGTATTGAATATCCTCTGAATCCAAGTCGCTCTCTGTAGCAGAGTAGTACTCTCGCAATACTTGATCGGGGCTCATACTGTCATAATCGGCTTGCACCTTCATGAAGTCATTGATCCCACGACCGGTCTCCTTCTTGTACTTTAAGAAGGCGGATACATCCTCCGGCAATTCAACATCACGCTCACGTTGAGCGAACAGTTCATCGACAGAGTTGATCTCTTTGTTATATCTATCTCTAATAAATGAAAGAACGTCCTCCTCACCAAACTGAGGCGTGGTAGCCTCTTCAACTACCTCTTCTTCAACTACCGCCTCTTGATTGGTAGTCTCTTCGTGCTGCTCTAGCAATTGTTCTTCAACTTCTTGAACAGACTTCTGCCCAGGTCCTGCGACCTCTTTTACTTTAATTTCCATAATAGATTTAATTTATGGCGCAAAAATACGCATTAATAAAATTTATATTTTTAACGAGGTTCAAACTCGGCCAGATCAAAACCATCTAGCGTGTCTTCGTTAGACTCAAAGTTGATCGGAGGCAATCCTTTCTTGCGCTGCTCAATCATCTTAGATTGTTGAGAGTTCTGCTTACTGATACGATCAGACTTGGCTTTCTCTCTATTATCTTCTCTTTGCATCAATAGCTCAGCGTCAACCCCTTTTAGTTGCATATTCATCTGGAACTCAAGCTGCATCAATTGTGTTTTTAACTCAGCCTCTCCCCTTAGTTTTTCTAGCGCGAATCCAGCTTCGGCCTGTGCAATCTGCATCTTAGCCTGCGCCTCCATCTGTGTCTTTTGGGCGGCGATCTGTTGAGCCATCTGCTGAGCCTGCATCTGTCCTTGTTGTTGTTGCTGGATTTTTTGCATCTCGAACTCTTGCTTGGCTTTTTCTTTTTTCTTACGCTTGACCTTTAGTAATTGGTTGGCTAGCTTTACGTTTCGTACTTCACGAATATCAATGGCATCATCTAGATCAATTGAGTCTCGAGATAGTGCGACTTGAATGTTCTGTTCAAGCTGTTGTTTCTGCTCATCGTCAGGGGCTACCTCGATAAAGATACCAAAGTCATAGATATGCAAGTCCTTGATCTCATTAAGCAGCTCTACGTTGTACTTACCAATCTGCATCACAAACTCATCCTTGTATGGGTAGTACTCAAGGGCATCAGATATTCTACATGAAAGTGCTGTAGCTAAGTCTCTTGTGATATCTAACGCTCCATCCAAGATGTGTCTTGTAGCGGTGTTACTGTTTAGCGCCGCAAGTTTTTGCAAGCCTACCAGTGAGTTTGGATCAGGCATAGACCCGTCACGAGCCTCGTTGAGCCCTGTCACATCACGCAGCATCTGCATGTAGTGGTTGTAACTACCAATAAGGCTGGCAATCTTGGCCTGCCCTGAATTCTTAGAAAGCTCTTGGATTGGTACTCGTGCGTTGTTGAACTCACCGTCACCGGTGTAACTTCTACCGACAACAGAACCCGTTTGGAAGTAAAGCTTAAGTGCATCCTCAGGGTTGTATGTTGCTCCATTACCAAGGTCCACCTCATTGAGACCATCGGCATCGATAAACACCCCATCTGGTACAACCTTCTGGATGACCTGTTGTAGTTTAAGGTGTGTCATTTGGATAAGATCCGCAAACGGAACCATACGTCTTAGTAGTGACTCGATGTTGCCCTTATACATCCTAGGAGCACAAGCCACGTAATTAGCCATAGCGTTCTGTGACGCAGACTTTGGTCTAATCATATTCTTGGCAAGCTCCCACTTGAGCACAATGTTTGTACCCATAACCATTACACCCTCATACCAGACTTCGATCTTCTTCTCGATCTTTTCGAATCCTCTCTCATCCATCATCTCCTGTGGCGGGTTGAACTCGTCATCTTTCTCTATAACCTTCTCACCCTTCTTCTTGTAGACCATCTTTTTGGTAGACTTGTAGTTGAAGTATAGAAGGGTTACGCTGTCGTTGTTGAACAGTGAGTTGTCGTAGTATTGTGTAGAGTGGAAGTAGTTATGCCAGTCCTGGCTGTACTTCGCTATTTTCTCAAGGTCTTCGTTAGATACTGTCGGGTCAATCTTAACCACCTCAGTAATAGGTACAGTCTTAACTTCACCCCAATAAAAACAATCATTAAAGTTAGGGTCCTCGGTATAGCTATAAACAAGGTTTGCTGGATCGACATACTTAGCAACAATCCCTGCTCCGGGTAGAAACTCGTGCTTAACAGATCCAACACCGAGCGTAGTAACATCGTAAAGTACTCTCTTACGAATATCTTCATATTTGTTTTCTGAAAGTATTGTGTTAATCGCCGCCTCCTCAGCAAGCTCGATAGCTGCCTTGTAGTTCAACTGCATATGCAACTGTAACTCCTCATCGTTTTCTGGAAGTTGATCTGGAGGGACGTTGAATGCGTCAATCCCAAACTCCTGCTTAGCCATAGACAATAAGTCCTTAGAGACCATATCAGCCTCGATGGTGTCTTGGTACTGGTTGCGCTTCTCAGCAGACATAGCATCTTGTGCATATGCCTTGACGTCAAACATTCTGTCCGACATACCGTTGACTACGATGTCTATAAACTTAGGAAGGATTGGAACCGGCGTCCAGTCAAGGTTCATATAAGAAAGGTCACCATCTACAGACAGCTCATTCTTATACTTAGCGACAGACTGCTCCGCTCTAGCATAGAGACGCAGCTTATGGAAGGCATCCCACTGGTTGAAAAACTTTGTCCCACCATTATCCCGTCGGAACCATTCATACTGGATGGCTTGTCCTATCTGCAGACCAAACTCTTTGGTATTCTTCCTAGAGTCCGGAACATATTGGCTGGGGAATGAAGATGGGTTAATAGAAATCTTTACCTCTTTCATCTAATTATTTCGCTAAGTCGCCCTTTGTTATTATATCTTGCAAAGTTAATGCTTATTTTTGACTCTTTTTTAACCGCATGATACTGATGCTGCTGGTTTGCCATAATCGCAAGACCTGAACTGATAGATGCATCAAACTTCGTTCGGTTGTTTATATCAAACCTAGCCCAGTCCTGTAGTGTCCTTGAGAAATACATCGATCCCATCTCGTCTGAAGGCCTATAATTACCCTCAGTATCAAGGCCTACGTACTTTTCTATATAGGTTTCTATAGCTGACGCGTGCGCCTGCTTTACCGCCTCTGATGAGTTAGGTATACCCCCAAGCTCTTTCTCTGTCTTAGAAAGGTTCCTGCTGGGTTTGTCAGGCCTGTTGAGCGAGTACTTCCTGTACCCTCTATTCTTAAAGTGATACAAGAGCCTAGGTTTATTGTTCTCCGCCAGTAGCGGCATACCATAAAACACACAAGCCATCAACACATCCTCGAAGAATATCTCAGCGGTCTGTGGTCTAGCCACGTATTCTAAGAAGAACTGATTGACAGGTGCGTCGTCCATGTGAAACTTAGTCAGCCCGTGCAAAGCTCCGTTAGATCCACCCCCACCTACAGTTCCAGAGATATCGTACGAGTCACAGCCAAAGGACCCTAGGTGTTCATTCCCTGGAAACTTCATTCCGTTACGCACCTCATACCTGTTCTGCATCTTTACGTTTGGTATCCAAGAGATGAGAAACCTACCTCTATCATCCGGAACCCAAAGAACCTCTGTATCTTTCTTGCCATCCCTCCAATGAAACGAGCCACGTGTCAGGACACGATCCCTGATCAGGTTATCGTTGTAGTCCATCTGCTGGTAGATCTTGGTAAGGTTGAATATAGAAGACTTGCTCTCATCCCTAAAGGCGTGAGACTCAGTCCTTGGAAACTGTCTATAAAATTCATTGAGTGCGTCAGGGTCATTTTTAAGTGAGGCAACCTCATTCTCCCAGTAGTCTACGGCCGACTGTTTAATCCATTCCCCGTTCACACCAGCTACAGGCTTGCTTGGCGTTTCAATCACAGGGTTTCCGTACCTGTCTATGAACCCTTCAAGATTCCACTCCATAGGGATAAACAGTCCGTATAGTCCGCTTTTTGTTTGGCCGTTTGCGTTCCTGTTTGTTGGATCAGAGTCGTAGTACAGCTTCTTGAAGTTATCACCCCCCTTGTCTAATGCGTTTGACGTGGACCCCATCATACACTTACCTATAATGCGACTACCAAGTCTGAGACAGGTCTTTGTAACCCGCCAGTTGTTCAGTATGTTGTTGGGCTTCAGCCACTTGCCAGAGTTCATGCTCAATGTAAAATCCTCTAGTATTAACTTTCTCTGACTGTCGTCATCGGAATCCACCTGTATACCTACATAATCACCCACGTCGTAAAACTCTACATCTACCTTGTTTCTTCTGCCCCTAGTCTTTGGTGCGTAATCCTTGAATGACTTCTTCTCCGTAAGTATAGGTATGATAGATAAGTCTCCTGATATATGTATCCTGTAAGAGTCTGTGTTATAGTTAGACTTCCTGTGCCTTACATTAGAGCAAGACAGGCCACACGATAGTGCCAAGAATCTTATCTGCTCTATAAGCTCCTTTCGAGACATGGCTATCTCTATAGAACCCTTACTCTTATCGGAATGTCCGTCAGTGTCTATAAGGCCAGCTAATATCTGTAGACGTGTCTCTATAGAAGACTTCATGTATTGATCAGGTATGTGTTTGTTGTTATAGACACCTATCTTTCTAAGCTCGTCGTTTATCCCCTTAAATCTAAATTCAACACAACCGTTTCTTTTCTTTATATCGAATGGTACATTAAAAATTTGAGACACCTTGCCTAGGTAGTCCAGCACTTCAGGCTCCTCATCCTGATTGACCAGTATCGTCATCGAGCTTTTTCTTCCATCACCTAGCCAAAGGCCTAACAGGTAGGGGGGTATTCCATCAAACACATCCTCAGACTCTATACCACTAGATGTTATTCGTGTCAGGTGTTGCTTCCTGTATTTAGAGCTATTTACATACTCTACAGGCGTCATTATAACCTCACCCTTATTGTAGTCATTGAGGACAAGCCTATGGTTTTCTGTAACTATATAGTCCTTTCCATACGGCTGTGAGACCTTGTACCTGTCAGTCACCCCGGTAGTCTTCTTCATCACAGTCTTTACAAAACCCCCTTCAACGACTACCCTATCACCGACATTTATATCTTTTATAGGTTTAAAGGTAAAGTCCTCTGTCAGTATCTTTGTATCTGGAGCGTAGCATTCATCATGGACCAGTAGCAACAGCTTCTCGCCATCATAAGAGTTATCGTCTGTGTTCTTCCAGTCGATCGTTGTATCTAGGCCAGCCATAGCGTCGTCGTCGACGTCGTACATATTCTTCTTGGTAATCTTTGAGGCAGGCACACGGTAGGCCAGCTCCGTCTTAGGCTTGTCCATACCATCCTGTATCGGCTTAAAGAAGAACGGGTAGTTGCTAGAGATCGGCACCACCTTATCGGTAAACATCTTCTTAGCGTCAGCACCCGTCTTTGACAGTATTCCAACCCTAGCATCTTTTGCTAGTGTCGCTGTGTTTACGCTTTCTGAGGACGACATAAACGAGAATCCTGATCGACGTATCTTTAGGTATACCATCCCAAAGCATCTTGGGTCCGCCTTACACGCCTCCCAGAATATAAAGAATATCCTATTGGCCTCACGAAAGTCTGGGTGACCGACATCGATCTTGGTCCACTGCAGGTACATGTAGTGAGTTCCCGTTATGTATGTGGGGACACCGTTGTTGTAGAACCAAAAACCTTGTTCTCTCCTGTCAAACTCATTCTCAATGTAGTCAACCCACTTGCTTTTAAACTCCTTAGGGGTCTGGTTCCACTGGAATATAGATCGTATTTTTTGAAGTGTCTTAGGATACTCGAACGGCTCCCAGTATTGCTCTGCCTTTTTACCGCTTCTTTTGTAGACGTCTTTAGGTACAGCAGGCAAGGCCACCTTTACCCCGTTGATGTTCCACACCTGTCCTACAGTACCGTCACGAGAGATTACGACCACGTCGTATTTTTCGTTGTAGCCGTACTCAAACTTCTTGGCCTTTATAACCGAGAGTGGTATAACATTATTTAGCTCTTCTTTCAGCAAAACTACTCATGTCTTTATCACTAGAAGAATCGTCCTCCAGCATAGCCTTCTCAGCCTCTATCCTTGACAAGATCTCAAAGGCATCAAATATAGCCAGCTTCTTAGTAGCGGCGGCATTCTTAAGCCTATCGGCAGCTAGCTCTGGAGACAGGTCATCAAAGTCTTTCTTTATAATCTTTTCCTGCGCAACCTTCACAAGCTCCTTCACCGCCTGCTCTGCGGCCCGTATGATCTCTACCTTTATCTTTCTTGAGTCCATGTGATCCAGTCTGTCCTTACCCTGTATAACTTCTCTCCGTCAACATTAAACTCATACTCAGCGTCTGGCTTGAATGAGACAATGTCCCCGGAATCTATACCGTAAGATAGTAAAATATTATTTGTGTACCTGACCCTACCCATAAGCGGCTGCTCAATGCCAGGGCTGTATACGTAGAACTCCTCCTTAGGGATTGGCTTTATAAAACAAAACTCATCCTTGGCTTTCCATACACCATCATGCTTGTACATATAATACTGATAGTCGTCAACCAGAAACAGATCATCTATCAGGAAGCTCTTTCCGCTCTTCTGACGGCCTTTCATGTCATAGAAGTACTTGAACACATTGTGGTGCACGATCAGCGTGTCACCGGGCTCTATTTCGCCTGAATAGTTTATGGGTGTAGCCACGACCGTAGCGTAACGGTTAGATACGGTATGATCCTCTTGGGATGCACTGGTGATCAGGTCTACATCTCCAAGCTTTTTTACGTTGTCATACCTCCTACCATTATACGGACGCACAATGAAGTCGGTCGGTGATCTCATTAAAAGTTTATGTTGTACTCTATAGAGACAGGCATGTTATGATTGAATCGCTTCCACAGGAGTATCTCTCCATTACGCTCGATCCAAATCTTATACGAGTCAGACACATCATCATACTGGATTAAATGGATGAGGTACTCGCCATTGAGTACCTCTTGTCCATGTATGTAGTGCATAGAGCTAGACTTATAGTCCGCCCCTATAGATATCTTTCTGATATCCATCTTACTCCTCTGTAGACTTCTCGTCTTCTTTGGTGATCGTGCCGTCCTCTAGGTTTATAGATACCTTGCCATACTCCTTCTCAAGCTCCTCTTGGACCTCATTTAGTTTAGCACGTACCTCAGTGACCTGGTGTAGTAATTGGTGCTTCTGCACCTCGATGCTACCCAATTGTGACTGTGCGTTGTTGATTGTGCCAACAAGTTCTTGCAGTTGCTTTAACTGCTCTTCAGTGATCTTCTCCATTTTATTTGATTTATTAGTGATTACTCAATAGTCTTAGTCACACTCGTCGGTGTGATTTGCTCATCGATCTGGTTATCAATACCGTTTTCGATCTCTGTAACAGCATCTTCTCCCATTTCAGCTTTAACCCAGCCTTCTACAGTTGCATTATCTAAATCAGCAAACTCTACAAAGTCTGTAAGGTCATCTGTGCTTAAGGTTTGGGTTCCGATACTTGTAGCGGTGTAAGCATTTCCATCTGCGTCTACTTGATCAGATGTTCCAGTTACTCGCCAGTGTACGTTGTATACCACATCTGTGTTGTCTCCAGAAGTTGGGTATGTGTCTACGGTTGTACAGTTCCATTCAAAAGTTGTCATGACTTATGTTTTTTTATATGTGCAAATATACAAAATTATTTATTATACGCCATTTACATTAGCAATACTAGAGGCGCTTACGCTATTGACCGAAGCAATGCTCGTCCCAGCGACACCATTCACGTTATCTCCGTAGCTCCCTGGAACATATCCAACGTAAAGCTCTATTGGGTAGGTGCTATCGGCAAACCATATACCAGACCTTGGTGTGGTAGTGGTGCTTGTATCTGAATAATCAAAATCATGCTCAATAATAGCCACCTTAAATACGCTCGATGACTCAATAGCTGAGTAAGCCGCTGTATTTAATGATATATTATTATATGAGTTTAAATTCCACGTTGCTACTTGTGATGAATATGGTGTACTAAAACCCACATTATCAAAGTCTGTCCCTATTAAGGCATTATTTGTACCATTGAAGGCTGTACTTGCCACAACAATTATATCTGCCGTATTGTAAGATACCCCCGCAATTTTTAAGACAGCTGAATCTACAGTCCCACTTATTGACGATACGTCAAAGTATAGGTATGACCTATTTATTGTCCAGTAGCTTACACCCTTAGCGCTTTCGTAATTAATACGTACCGCAGCGTTTGCGTCAGTTGAGGTGGTGTAATTATACGCCGATCCATTTGTGGCTCCCCTAGCTCCATCCCACGCTGTTGCCGAGTCGCCAATAATGACGCCTTGATAGCTGGGATTTATTGTTGCATAACTTAAAGTTGGCATTATTAAGCGTTTTTAATATAAGTATTATCTGGACAGAAATAAATTTTACTATTCCCTAAAGCGTATCCCACAATTCTTACAAAGTCATTAGTATCGCCTGTAATAGAGTTAGATATATTTCCGCTTGTTGGGCTTAGATAAAGTTTGTCCCCCGCAGTAAAACTAGACCAAGAAGAGTTTTTAGCGATACCCCTAACAAGTAATCCAGCTGAAATTGATGTCCCAAGGGTTATACCAAGTAAGCCCGTGGCTCTTATCTCTACATTATCAACCGCCTTATTCCACCTCATATTGCCGCCTCCATCATTCCCTAAACTCATTAGTGTTCCCGCTCCAATGATTCCAGACTCAAAAGACCCAAAGTAAACAATCTCTCCGTTGTATGCAGATGAGTCAACTGCCGCCGGTTCTGGGTAGGTTATTGTTGTTGTTGTAATCTCGCCATCAACTTCAAGCTCTGATCCAGGTGTAGTTGTTCCAATACCGACATTGCTTCCGTTTAAGACCAAACCTTGTCCAGAGGTGGTTACTAGAGAAACCGTGCCAGTGCTTCCAGAAGAACCCAGGGAAACTGAAGTTGACCCCGATAAAACAGTCGCTGAGCCTATTCTATAAGCAGTTCCCCTTATATTCCCATTCACATCCAACTTATAAGCAGGACTAGTCTCCCCTATCCCGACGTTACCTGAGCTATTTATTGTAAGCAATCTTCCTTGAGATGCTCCGATTCCAGGGGGAGAGGACTGACTTGATGGGGATGTAAAGCCTGTGTTTCTGTTAATGACATACGCGTCGTTGCCACTATATGGCAGACCAGCAAACCACTCTACGTCTGAATTCTCTACGTAGTGAAATATACCCAGCGCTCTATTGTTCGAGGCGTTCCCAGATATCAGCTGTATTCCTGCGTTTGAGTAAGAACTATCTGTACCTCTAAGGGTTAAGAAGGGAGTATTATCTTCAATGTGAAGTTTTGTAGATGGACTAGTAGTCCCAATCCCAACGTTGCCTGCATTAGTGAATCTGTAGAGTTCAGATCCATTGTGTTTGATTACTAATGGATGATATCCGCTAGGAGCATTTATTATAAGTCCAGTTCCTGTTTGTTGAATTGTAGCTACAGCATTTACTCCCGATCTTTTTATGCCTATTGAATCTTCAACATTGAGTTTTGCCGTAGAGTCAGTCGTTCCAACGCCAACATTAGTACCATTGTCATAGATAACAGAGTTAGTTATTGTATCTGCGTCAGACCATTTAGCTATATAATTAGCCGTACCTGAGCCATCTACACCTGATATTTCACTTAAGGACACCCAGTCTGTCCCTGTGGCTGTAGAGGATAACACCTGGCCAGAAGTTCCTGCTGAGTTGTTTGAGTCGTAGTAGGCACCTGTCACTCTTATATTGCCGTTAACGTCTAATTTTTGTGATGGGTTGGTCTCATTAATACCGACATTGCCGTTAGGAAAAATAATCATCCTGTTGCTAGCACCTCCGGTCCTAAACACTATAGATCCATTTGACGCAGTTGCAGCTATATAGTTGTAACCGGCTCTATTGAACTGCATGTATGCAGATGTAGATGTACCTATGTATGTGTCGGCCTGTAGGTATGTGTTACCTACCGTTCGGAGTGTTCCATTAACATCTAGCTTATAGCCAGGATTAGTCTCCCCAATACCAACGTTGCCATCGTGAATACGCATAGTTTCTCCTCCGGACTCTTGGAATACTATATCACCACCATTTGCACCAACACTTAATACAAGATTTAAATCATTATGCTGGCCAACTGAAGCATAATCACTACCTGCTAAATCGCCATTAGAAGCGTCAAACCATATTTTTGCGTCTCCTGTACCAGTATTTTTTATTGCGGCTGAGGTGTAGCTTGAGTTAGCGCCAGTGATACTTAAAAGAGTAGAATTATTATTTGCTATGGTTAAATTACCAGTCATTGTATCACCAGAAACATTAACATAATCGCTGTCGTGATTATGCGAAGACGAAGCAAATGGTAAATCCGAAACATTTGCGTGAGCAATAGTTCCATCATCAGAATACCATATTTTCGCACCAGTTCCAATAGTACTACCAGAAGCATCTACAGCAGTTAAAATCGCATTATCAGTTCCGCTATAGTCTATATTTACTACAGGGGCCGCAGAGGTTCCTGTTAATACAATACCGTCGCCGCTTGAAACGCTTGTGACCCCAGCGCTATCTGTCCATGTAGCAGTAACCGTACCACCATCTTGCTGGTTAAGTGTTAAAGTTTTTGTAGTTGTTCCAGTTACAGCGGCTGAGGTTATTGAGTTATCATATGCAGTATTCCACTCTGTTGAATTACCTCCAGTGGCTGTTATTGTGCCTGTAGCTGTAATATTTCCAGAGCTGTCGGATCTCAACCATACTGTGCCAATTGGATTTGTTGCGCTGTCTGTTAAAGCACCGGTTTCTATATCTGTACGGCCAAGCCAAAAACCATTATCACCAATAGCCGCAATACCATGCCCGCTCGTACTGTTACCTGACACTTTTAAATACACATAATCCCCCGTTGAAGATGTCCACCCGTTATAAAGAACATCATGGGTTGTAGCATTGGTCCAGCTCGACACATAACGTCTTAAAACTTGAGATGAACGAGTGGTAATAATACCATCAACATCTAATTTCGAAGTTGGGCTGGTATTATTAATCCCGACATCGCCTGTTGAGGTTATACGTATCCTTTCGGTATTGTTTGTGCCTAAAGTAAGAGCATCTGTATTTGGTGTTTGGACACCTCTAGTCCCAGCCCCATTGCCTTTTAACGTTAACCCTGAAAATCTATCTAGTTTTGCGTAGTTGGTACCTGAAGAATCAGTTGAGGTTACAGTTCCATCTTGAACTGTTAGCTTGTCACCAGGACTAGTAGTTCCAATACCAACGTTGCCGCTGGAATCAATTTGCAATCGAACACTGTTTGCAGTGTACATTCTTATTGCGTCGTTGCCTTCAAAGCCTATTCTTGAGTCATCGCCATTGTGATAAATGTATCCGTTAATACCCATATCACCAGCCACATCAAGCTTGTAGTCAGGACTATCCGTGCCGATCCCGACATAATTGCTAATCTTGTCAACAGTTAAAGCGTCTTCTAGCTTAATATTGTCACCGATCTCTAGTATGTTGCTTTTATATTCCATCTACCTCTTGTGTTGTAAAATATTCGGGGTGTAATTCTTGGCATTTCTCTGTCCACTCGGCAATAGCAGACGATGACCCGAAAGTATGAACGCCAACTGGAGCGCACCAAACAAGTTGATTATCCCAGTCTGGGTCTGGCTCACCATCCCATAATACATCAATGTGGTAAGTGTCTGTAAGCACCGCCTCTGTTATGATGTTTCCTTCTTCGTCAATCTCGGCTGGGGTAAGCACAAGATTACCTAACCTAACGATTGCGTGGTTATGTGTGGGGTTATTATCTTCATCTACGCCTAATGCGTTGATTTTTGCAGTTGCGGCACTTTTAGAGCCAAATTGATACTTCCTGAAATACTTCATAATATATTATTTTAAATCGTTGTTAAAGCGGCTAATTCTTCGTTGGTTAGTGCAGTATTGAATAATAAACAAGATGATACCTCTGCGTTTTCACTATTGTATGTACTTGCTCCATATCCCGATAAATTCAATCTTA